ACATAATAGTTTTGACCGAGGAGCACATGGACTGGGTGTTTTTGCACGAGTATTTCCACGCGGTGTATGCGGTGTACGAGAGGCTGAATGCGCTTGCTTCAATCTTAGCCGCCATTAGAGAAATGTTCCATGACACGCTTCGAGAAACTGGATTTGCGGCAGATCTGTTTAAGGATATCGCGATCGAGGACGAGACCGCTAGAAAAATAGTTGAAAGACTCGCCAATTCTTACGACCAAAAGGAGATATACGACGTGATAGACCACTATCTAGAGACGTCGCATCGCTTCATTCCGAAGTTAGTTAGAGAGTTGAGAAAAATAGTCAATAGATATGGCGGGACGCGGGCTCTAGAGGCATTCCGGAAAATGATCGAAGAGTTCTCTAAGGATGATGGCGCAACCTGGTATTCCCACTCTTTCTATTCTGTGGCCGCGGTCTCCGAGGATCAAACAAAGAAATTTTTGGCGTCGACCGAGGCCTTTTCGTCTTTTGCCGACTATATTGAAATGGTGAGGAGAATGATGGATTGGAACGACATATTTAGGCGGGAGATCTTACTTCGTTACGGCGACGACTTTAGGAAATGGCTTAACCGGGACATCTATGATCGTGTTGCTGAAAGCTATAGGGCTAGATTTAGGAGTTTGGACGAGAACAGGGCTAGGCAACTGGAGGCAGTGGCTAGATTTTTAAAGTACTCTAGGGGGGTGTTCAGAAAATGATGTTCGGGGACGTCAGGGGATATGGTTCCTTTATCGTGGATGGCAGTGGAGTGGACATTAAGCCGGCGAAAGAATATCCCGCTCTGTTTAACGGTTCTCTCGTTTACGCGGACGGCCGCGTCGTCTTGGTGGATTTCATATATATAGAAGATGAGGAGGATTATGAGAGACTTAGACGCGGACTAGAGGAATTCTATGAAAAGGAACATGGCATATCAAAATACGTGGAGACATATTCGACGGTCGTCGATAACGAGGATTTGGAGATAGTTAAGGCGGGTTGGCAGTTGGGTGTCAAGAGGTATGCGAAGGGGGAGAGGATAGCGGGCATAGTTGGCTACGAGGATTGGCCAGGTTACGAGGGGCTTGACAGGGCAACTTCCGAGCGAATTAACGCCTTTCTGTGGGACTTGGCTTTCGGTGCGAGGACGTTCAAGCTTGATGACCTGAAGTCTCAGCTTATTGAGAGGTTTGGCCTGGACGACAGGCAGGCCGAGAACATAGTGAGGACCGAGATGGCCAACATTTTCAATAAGATGCGAGAATGGGCATATTTGGAAAAGACGCGGGTCAGGAAGTTTAAGTGGGTCGCTAAGGAGGATGCGTGCGAGAAGTGCAAGGCTGTTGAGAAGGCATCGAGCAAAGGCGTTACCTTAGAAGAGCTTAAGGAGCTGATCAGATCTTACGGCGGGGAATATGCAAGGGAATGGACAGTCCATCCGCAGTGTCGGTGCACATTTGTTAGGGCACATGGGCCGAAGAAAGGGTGGGAGAAGGTATGAGGATAGTTTTCGTTGATAATAGGTTGGCTCTTGATCACTCCTTAGCTTTGGCTCATGAAGGTCATGAAGTCTATTACTTCCACGAGTGGCGCTACCGGTATGGGCGGGTCGAGGACCTGATAGGTTGGGGCCTTCACAAGAACCTGCATCCCGTGCCGGAGATTTGGGGTTGGGTTGACGATTGCGACCTCGTGGTTATTGCTGATGTTGGTTACGGCTATTTGGGCGACTACTTGAGGAAGGAGGTCGGCAAGCCGGTCTTTAACGGGAGCGTTTTTGGCGATAATCTTGAGAACGCGAGGCTATACGCGGCTTCGGTGATGGACAGCGTGGGATTGAAGCACCCCACTTATCATGAGGTGGTGGGAATCGAAAGGCTGTTAGAAAAGGCTGACGAGTTTGGCTACCCGTTCTATCTGAAGGTTGATGTGCTGAGGGGCAATATGGAGACTTCTCGAATTGAAAACAAAGCTGACTTGTTGGGCGTGATCAACGATGCAAGGTTTGGCCCTTTTCAGAACAGTGTGCGATTCATAATTAGCAAACCGGTAGAGGGGATAGAGCTCGGAGTCGATGCTTGGTTTAATGGTGAAGAATTTATTAGACCATACCACTGGGGTAACGAGGTAAAGGGCAGTGGTTGTTGTTTCGGAAAGTGGGTTGATGAGGGCGTGTGGGATGACGTCTTAGATAGGATGGCTAAGGTCTTGAGGGGACGTTACTGGGGCACCATGAGTTTTGAGGCCATTTATGACGGGGAAGATCTTTACGTCCTCGACATCACGTCGAGATTTGCAAAGCCGGCGGGAGCGTTGCAATACTTTTCTTTCCCTGGTCGATATGGTGAGATCCTACTTGATGTGGCGAGTGGCGAATATCCGGAACTTAAGCCGAGGGCCAAATATACGGCTCAGATTAACCTCGACACTTCTGAACCCGAGATATGGGTCTGTTTGGGGAAGTATAGGCCAGAGCTGGCAGTTAGTGAATATGGACTGGGGCTTAATGGCGATATTTGGATTTTCAATCGCGACGAAACGAGCAATTTGGTCCACTATCTCGCCGTCGGCGATGACTTTGAGCCTTTGCTTAGGGAGGCGGATATGGGGGCTTTTAGGTTGGCCGAGGAGTTGGGATTAAGCTATTCGTCTTTGGGGGTTAAGAAGTTTAGGCTGGTATGGGAGAAGATGAGGGCCATGGGGTTAGACTTTTAAGTGGGGAGGCTTCTCCGAGAGTGGGCATGCCTCGGCAATTCGAGATATTGGACGAGGACGAGAGGATTATAGCGGGCTATGCGAGCGTTGAGATTCTGGACAGCCATGGCGACATAATACCGATTGAGGAGATCGAGCGGGCTATGTATTCGCTGATGGATAGAGGCGGTTTGATACTTTACGGTCACAGCAATAAGCCCGTGGGCAAGATCTTGCGCTGGGAGATAAGGAAACATCCGGAGGTTGATGCGAATGCCCTGTGGATAGTGGCCAAGATTTTCAAGGCCTATCCGCTTGACGACGAGGTTTGGCGTCTTATCAAGGAGGGCCAGCTGAGGGGATTTAGTATCGGCGGTCAGGGTGTCAAGGAGAAGCGGGTCTTGAAGAACGATGCCGATCCGTCCTTACCGAAAGAGGTGAACGTTGTTAGGAATTTGAACTTGCTTGAGATTAGCGTGGTGCCAACTCCGGCCAATCCGCTGGCGACTATTGAGGCCGTCAACTACTTGGCTAAGTCGGCCGAGGCCGGAGAGAAAAAGCTGTCTATAGACGAGATTCTGGCTAAGTATAAAGTCCGGAAGGAGATCTTTGACGCTACCGAGGGTTGTGGACTGTGTTACGAGATCGCTCAGATAATCAAGGACGTGGGTGACGTGGATTTGGGAGTGAGAGTTTGGCGGGCCATCCGAATAGAGAAGGAGATGAGCGATCTCGCGAGGCTTGAGAAGGAGTGGGATAGCTTGTGGCAGAGGATTATGTCGCTGAAGGATTACGAGAGTGACGTCGCGGAGATAAGGTCCGAGGAGGTGGAGAGCTTGGGCGCTCCGTGGGACGAGCTATACCAAAAGATAAGGGAGGACCTTGAATACGTGAAGAAGGCTTTGGCTGACATCCAAAAGCCATTCGGCCGGTGGGAAAGCTTCGATGACTGTGTGAAGGACATGCAAGGTAAGGGCTATAGCGAGGAGACGTCTAAGAAAATCTGTGGTCATTTGCAGAACGTGTTAGAGAAGTACGACGACGTGGATGAAGTTTTGAAGGGCTTGGCTATTGACTCGCTGTTTGGGAAGTCGGACTTGCCTTCGATGGTGCCGAAGGAGCGATTGAAGTTTGATGTCAAGAAGGTGAAGAAGCAGTTGAGGGAGAATGACTATGTGAACGCGGCTTTGGAGGCCTTGGGTTTCGCCCGCGACATACTTGTGAAGGGGGGGCGAGGACAACGTGCCTTTGCTGGCGGTTTTGGACGCGTTCATCGATTTTGCGAAAAGGAGCGAGGAAATTAGGAAAGACAAGCGCCCGCCACGTGATTGGTTCTACCGATGCGTGGCAAGGACTGGGAGGCCAGGTCTCTGCGGTTGGGTTTTCTACCACAGGCTGAGTCCCACTAAGCCGGCTTGGAAAACCGATCCGGACAAGCCTCACACGGCTGAGGCGCGCGCAAGGAAGAGGGCGTGGTTGAGGTCGAAGGAGGATTGAAGCTTATCCTTATAAGCGGGGCTTTTTCATACTTATGCGGGGGTTAAAGTATGCCTGAGCACACAGAACCGGAGAAGCCCCTTAAGACTACGGAGCCAGAAGAGGAGGAAGAGGAGGAAATGGAGGAGGGGATAGACAAGCACCTTGAGAGGCTTTACAAGGCTATCGGCGAGCTGACGGAGGCTACTAAGGCGATTGCGTCTTACGTCAAGGCAGGTGAGGAGGTTACTAGGGGTCTTTTTGAGGCTCTGAAAGGCGAGCTGGCGGGGATAAGGGAAGATCTGAAGAAGCTTGAGGCGGGCTTTAGCGCGGCCGCTTCCGCCAACAAGGAGCAGGACCAGTTCCCGACTACCGGCAAGCCGAAGGTGAGCGAGACTGCCGAGCCCGTTAACTATCCGCCTTCCGATCTTAGGGAGAGGGGAGCCGAGATGTTGGAGAAGAAGAGGGAGGAGTTTGTGAAGAGCGTTGTCACTCCGAGACCAACGGGCGCTAATCCTAATATGGGGACTGATAAGGTGGCTGAGATAGTGAAGGCGATCTTGGCCGGGAACGTGAAGCCTGGTCAGGTGGCTGAGTTGCTCAAGGAGGTGAGGAGGGCATGAGCAGGTATCTGACTCCGCTGGATCTGGAGTACTTCTACACGGGCACGCCGGGGCATCCGTTCGTGGTCCACGCCGACCTGCTTGACATGATCGATATCCAGAAGGCTCTGGGCACCGTTGAGACGGCTACGACTGGCGTTCTTAACAGAATTTATGGCGCTCTGCTCTGGGCCCAGATGAACCAGGAGGCCAACGCTTTCGGCATGTTACCTAAGACGATGTGGGCGAGGAGCGGTTGGCGTGTTAAGACGGAATTTGCCGTTGACAACTTCGCTGACATAGGTCTCGCTGAGACGGCTTCTCTGCCTCCGAGCAGGATTCCGGAGGTCAGGACGCTGTATGCCACTCCGAAGATCCACGTTCAGGTCTTCGACGTGTCTGACGTGGTTGAGGCTTTGGCAAGCGTTTCTGCCGACGACGTGTGGGGCGCGGCCCATCAGGTAAGGGCGGAGATAGGTGTCGAGTTTGCTAAGCAGATTAACAGGGCGCTTTTGGCTAAGACCTATAATCCGGCTGGCAGGCAGGTGATCGATACCATCGACAGGATCGTATCTAACGATGCGGAGTTTTCTGGCGCTCAGGAGGGTTGGGAGGACGTTTACGATATCGACAGGACTACAAATGCTTGGGCCAACGCTTATGTCGATATGTCATCGACTCTGAGGGATCTGACTGACTTCCTGATCAGGAATCTGTTGATGCATACGAGATCGAGAGGAGCCAACACGAGCGTGCTTCTGACCGGCTACGATACTTATGCCGTGATTCAGGGCATCTACCTGACATTTGCGAGGCAGGGCAATCCGATGACGGTCGATAGGGCACAGTTTGGCATTAACGGCATCACGACGGCCGAGGGTAGCAACATGGGCATTCAGATTGCGAAGCTGTATGACATACCGCTGGTTCAGTCGGTTGATGCGCCGAAGGGAACTGGGTCCGGCGAGATCAGCTATCTCTACGCGCTTGACATCAGCGATCCGGAGGGCTACGGATTCCCGAGGATGAGCATATCTGTGCTGAGACCGGTTGAGTACTTCGAGAGCAGGGATTACATCCTGCTGGGCAAGTTTGTGGTGAGGGGTGCTTACAGGTTCGTGGGAGAGCTGGTGGCGAGGTTCCTATTCGGCCAGGGCAAGATCAGGGACATCAGGGCTTGAGGTGACTTAGATGCCGACGGTTACTAAGGCGTTGGGATCGGTTCAGGGGATAAGGGAGGGAAGGTTTCTCGAATGGAACATGAGCACGGTGAAGATGGGAGTCGTTGACGTGACTTTTGGCACCACTGAGACCTATACGACGGGCGGTGTTGATGTCGCTACTGGCATAAATGGTCAATTCTCTGACGTTCAGGAGATCGTCGGGGCAACGGTGCTATACCATAACGTGGCCGGATTCGTGCCGGTGTATAACGTCGCTACCGGCAGGCTCCAGTTCTTTGGTCAGGAGCCGACTAACACGACGGCAGGAGTGATAGGACTCTCGGAGATGCCTAACGGCTCTACGGCGATTAGTGGCAGGGTAGTTAGGCTACTTTTCTTCGGCCTCTGACGGGGATGATTTATGGATGACGAGGCTCGCGAGCTTTTGGTGCGAATAGATGAGCGAGTGAAGGCCCTCCATGAGAGGGTTGACAGGATAGAAACTCGGCTAGAGAACATTAATGTCCTTCTACTCAAGAACGGCAATAGGTGGAGGGAGAGGGGTCTCATGGCCGGAGTGGCCACTTTAATAGTGGCTTTGGCGGAGGCTTTCAGGAGGCTGGTGGGCGGTGTCTGAGGTTAACGTTAGGACCCAGAGGGCTGGAAGGAAAGGTTGGGATACGGGATTCGTGACTGTCCCGACAGCTGAATCCGATCTTGTGAATCAAACGATATACGTCAGCTCCATCTATATCTCGAATACGTCGGCGGCGGCCGTAGTAGTTACTCTGAAGGAGAGGGCCACTGGACGGGTCGTATTTAACAGATCTTTGGCCGCGGGCGACGTTATTAATTTGTTTTTCGCTGAGCCGATACGTTTTGAGGGTGGCATAAGGCATTCGGCATCAGCTACGGGTGTTGTTATTCACGTAGCAGGTTACCTGTAGCGGTTAATTTCACTATCTCTTTTTGGCCTGAAAGTTTTCTTTTAAAAAGTGGTTGTGGTGAACTTTTGACGATGATGGATGCGGCAGGTTCTGTGGGAATTGGGGAGAGGGTACATCGTGCGAGGAGTGGGAAACGACTATTACACGGAGGCCGGAGGGCTGTGCACGTGCTGGGCAGGGCTAGGGCACAGGCAGTGCGTTCACAAAAGGATGGTGATTTGGACCATGCCGGTGTCACTTAAGGACGCTGTGAAAAATCTGAAGTTCTTGAAGTCGAGCCTGAAGGGGCTTAACGAGGTCTATGGCGGATCGCTTTACAATTCCGACGAGATAGTGGCGCTATACGGAAAGCCACAGGTTGGAAAGACGCTATTCGCTTTACAGGAAACCGTGGCTTCGGGCGCTAATGTGCTCTACATCGATACCGAGGGCGGTTTCAAGGGCATGGCCCAGAAGTGGTTGGACGTGTTGGTAGAGCGGTTCAAAGCGAAGAACGAGGTTTACCTTGAGACATGCAAGACACTCGATGCCCTTACCGAGTTTTTGGGCTTCAGGACGAAGGTCATCTTCAGGGTGGCCGATGAGGACGAAGGAGAGGATGAAGAAAAGGAGAAGAGGCGCGGAAAAGAGCCGGCCACGGTGGAGGAAAAGATAAAGGAGCTTCAAAAGCAGGAGAGGCGGGAGGCAAGGGCCGAGAAGGGCAAGATGGAGTTCAGGGTGCTGGAGCGTTTCGAGAATGCGCCTATCGACGTGTGGATCCAGGAGCAGAAGATCGGTTTTGTCATACTTGATAGCATCTCTGCGCCGGTGCGGGTTCTGATGCCAGAGGAGAGGCAGAACTTGCCTGCGAGGGCTTCGGCCTTTGCCTTGATCATGGGGAAGCTGGTGAGCATACAGCAGAAGCATAACGTTTGCGTTTTGGTGACTAACCACGCGTCATTTGACCCTACCGATATTTACAGGGACTCGACGTCGGTGGCCATGAGGGGCGGGTTGGCTGTCCATCACTTTGCTAAGAGGGTCATTTACATGGACGAGAGGACGGGAAAGGAGTTCAGGCAGTATCGCCGGTTTTGGATAATGCGGATAGAGGACGATTTGAGGGCGCACAACGTGGTTGGGGCTAAGATAGACGATTTGGGCTTCCATGACGTCGAGGACGTGAAAAAGCTTCTTACTGACAGTGAGTTGCGGAAACTGGGGATGTGATTTGGTTTCTGAGGACCACCTGAAGCGATGGCTTAGGTTGGACACTACTACCATGCCGTTCCCAAGGGAGGTAGGGAAGTATAGGGACGTGGTTTACAATTATGACGACTTCTTGAAGTGGTATAAGACTAGTGTTTTACGTGAAGACTGTTGGGCATCAGTTTACAGCACTGATCAGATAAACAGACGATGTGTCGATACGTTGTTTCTTGACTTTGACTTTAAGGATGGATGGGATGTTAAGGTCGCACTATTGAAGGAATTACTTGATGTTTTGGTTGAGATGTTTCCTCGGGTTCGGCTCTACTATAGTGGGAAGAAAGGCTTTCACGTGTTTTTGGACTTCGGTGAGGAGTTCTTCTTTTACAACTTCAAGGAGGCCGCGAGGGAGTTCTATCGAAGGGTCGTGGCCAACTATCTTGAGGCCGATACAACTGTTATAGGCGACTTTAGGCGGGTCGCGAGGGTGGTGGGTAACGTGAGGGAGAGAGGTAAGATGGTCGAGCTTGACCCATTCGATCAGCCGGAGGTGTGGACAAGGATGATCAGATCAGGTAGGTCTTGCGATTGCGAGAGCGAGCCTTTACTTGATAGGCTTTCAGGTGTGAAGATGCTGATGCAAATAGACGAGGAGCGAGCGAAGGTCATGGAGGAGGAGGTCGAGGCAAGGATTCTAAGTCGGGTTAGCCTTGACAAGGTTCCGCCATGTATCGTTAGGTGCTTTACGGAGCTAGTGGAGACGGGAGAGCTGGATCATATTGGTCGGGTCCTGTTAGCTAACTGGCTTATTTGGGCTGGATTCAAGGAAGACGAGGTAGTTGACGTTTTTAGGGTAGCAAAGGACTTTAAGGAGTATTACACCCGCTACCAGGTACAATTCTTGATTAGAAAGATGTATAAGCTTCCGAGCTGTCAAAAAGTCATGGCTTCAGGTTTTTGCCCGTATAAGTGTGAGCTTTACCCGTGGATGCAGGCTTTTCACGGGGGTGGTACGACGTGATAGCGTCATCTATCTTGCGCTGGGTCGAGGGAGGGAAGGTCAAGGCAGTGATTGATGGCGAGAGGAAGATTGTCGATCGACCCGTGGCGCCATATTTTTTCATCAGGGACCTTGATGCGATGATTGTGGATTTGGATAAGGAGAAGGGCGTGGTTCAAGTAGTGCCGACGGACCTAAAGACAGCTACGACGAAGGAGGAAGTTTTACGGATAGATTGCGAGTCGCCCGATGTCGTTGGGTCTTTGAGGAGGAAACTTGATCAATTTGAAATCAAGACCTACGAGGCCGACATATCTTACTCGAGGCGGGTTTTCGTGGACAAATGTTTCGAGGTCAGGTATAAGCCGGAGAACATCATGTTCATCGACGTGGAGCTTGATGACAGCCGAGGCTTCAAGGCTTACGGCGAGATGCCTTTCTTGAGCGTGGCATATCGGAAGATGTCGTGGAACAGGACTAAGTTCTACCACGTCAGCGATTTCTCCAGCGAGTCGGAGATGCTGTGGACGTTACTGAAGGAGATAGAGGACGGCGTGTCTGTGCTGGTGGGCTGGAACGTTGAATTCGACTATCAGCATTTGGCAAAGAGATATCAGAAATTGGAGGGAGGCAAGGGAGTCAGGTTGGTGCGCAACACTTTGGGTTTGTGCTATCATTATGATTTGAGGGAGGAGTACCGGTCGATGGTTAAGGGCCTTGTGTCATATTCGCTTGATGAGGTGGCTACAGCTGAAGGGCTTGGAGGCAAGGTGAAAAGGGAAGGGAAGGTCAGTGACTTGTCTAAGAGGGAGCTTGAGGAGTACAACGTAAGAGACGTGGAGCTTCTGTTGGAGCTTGAAGAGAAATACGGTTTTTTGCGGAGGGACACTTATCTGTGCTCCGAGGTCAACTTGCCCATGGAGTATGCGAAGGTGGCCGGAGTTCTGGGGGATAGTCTTGTCTTGAGGCGGTTGAGGCAGTTGGGCTACGTGGCGCCTAACGTGGTTAAGAGGAAGAAGCGGAGCTATACTGGTGCTCTCGTTCTTGAGCCGAAGCCTGGGCTTTATGCGAATGTGATTGCGGTCGATGTGGTCAGCCTCTACCCGACGGTGATTTTGGACAGGAACATAGACATACTGGATTTTGGTGGTCAGGTGTTGCCTCATTTAGTCGGCTATTTCTTTAGGCGTAAGTTGGAGGAAGAGGAGAGGGGCAATAAGGCTGGGAGGGAGACTTACAAGCTTCTGGCGAACTCTATTTATGGACTGTTGGGCTATGAGGGCTTCCGGTTTTTCGACGAGAACAAGGCTGAGATGGTGACGAAGACTGGGCGGGAAGTCCTCATGCGTATCAAGAGGGAATTTGAATGCCTCGGTTTTGAGGTGCTTTACGGTGACACCGATTCGTGCTTCGTGAAAGTGGAAGGAATTGAAGATTTGACGGCTTTGATTGATTATGTCAACGAGCAGATCAAGCCTTACCGCATATCGTTGGACATGGTTTTCGACAAGATCATCTTCTTCGGTTCGGAGAAAGGCGGGGTCAAGAAGCGGTATATCGGCGTGTCCGGAGACAAGTGGAAGGTGCGTGGATTGGAGCTTAGGAGGGGGGATTGGTCCCTTTTCAGCAAGAACGTGATCTGGGACGTGGTAAGGATCATCTTCAGCGGTGGGGACAGGAAGGCCGTGGAGGAGTACCTTAAGCGAGTCAAGCGGGAGCTGTTTTCAGGTAAACGTGACGACGAGCTGATGCTTGTCAAGAGAGTCAGGCCAAGCGGGAAGTACAAGTCCGTGCCCGCGCATTACAAGCTCTACTTGGAGGGTGTTAGGAAGGGCTTGATCCCATTAGCCTCTACGGAGGTAGCTTTTTACTACAAAGCGGGTCCGAGGGGAGGGGCTTTATCTCTCGGTCTGTGGGCGGAGCCCGAGAAGCGGTTTGACTATGCGACATATTGGGAGAAGCAGGTCATGGCTCCCGTGCGTCGGATTATCGACAGCGTATTCGGGAAGGGGCAGGATAATTTAAAGCTTGACGTTTTTGATCAGAAGCGAGTTGACGTATTAAATTGTCCTAGTACCAATATTGGGAGCGTGAACAGGCATGGTTGAAAGTGTTAGTCCCAAAGCAGAAAGACGGGGGAGCGAAAACAACTCGATGACACGGATAGTAGAAATACCTCATTACCCGCAGGGTGGGGGCGTGCGGACGCTTTCCGTGGATAGAGCGAGCGATGGCGGATACCTTATCAGGATAGCCTATGCTAACAAGAAGGAGAACCGAAACGAAGTTCAGACGATGAAGCTTGACGAAATGGAGGTTGCATACTTGGCTCTGCGCTTATTGGCGGAGGTGCTGAAAGATGCCAAGGGCTGATGGGGCTTTCAAGGTCTCGGCTTGCTGGCAGGAGCCGGATGCGTTAGAGGTAAGCAAGGTCGCGTGTAAGTGCGGCCACATAGAAGTTAGGCCGAAGAATCCCCGACTGAAAGGCGACAACTATTGGGAAGAGGGCGACGTATGGGTGTGTCCCGAGTGTGGGGCCAAGGCGCGTTTAGTCTATTACGGTTGGGGTTTGGAGGAGGTTAATGATGGCGGCGACGA